TGGCGTACTGCAGCGATTAGTGTATTAACGGATTCGCCTCGAATAATGCCCGACCGAAGTACTTTCGATATTTGTTCGCGCTGATCCCCCGCCAGTTGCCAAACTCGGTCGGACAGTACAAGACCGTCCTCGCCGAATCTGTTTACAACGTAGCGAAAAACATTTGCGTTCACTTTATCGAAGGCAATTCCGGTGGCAACAATCGATGTACCGATTCCAACCGTCATAGCTTCCGACGATTCTTTGATAATCGATTCCAACGCGTTCATACCGTTTGTGCGTACTGCCTTTTCAATCGACTCCAACTCGCGTAGCAATGCGTTTAAGCGCGTTCGTTTTATTATTCCTTCGCTATCTGCATAGTCCGCAAGTATATCGTTGATTTCAAGACGTACACGGTTAATTTCATCAACTGCAAATCTTTGTTGTTTCGCGTTGAGTTTCTGATATTTATCGGATAGTCCTTCGAGCAATGCGTCGAGCTTTTCTTGTTCCGTCATCGGTCCGCTCTCCTAAGATGCTTAAAATTCGAAACAGTGGATTCGCTCTTTTCGCGCGTATATTCACTACGTAAGTCAGTCGCGAGGTTGCGATATTGTTCCGATATTTTAGACTTGTCGACCGTTTCCTCGCCGTCTGTGTATACGAAGAAATGAGCCGTGGATAAAGCGATTTGCAATGCGGATTCACCTTGGGCGTAAAGTAATATTAAATTCGTTTTATCGTCAGGAACGTCCGCAGTCGGCGAATAGCCGTGAACCTGCATCGAGTCACTAACGACATCTGTTGCGTCTGTAATCGTATAGTTCGGAACGCCTTTAAACCGTTTGAGCAACCGTTCCGCAAGTTCGTTTAGATTCGCCAATTGCGTTCCCTCCTATTTTTTCGTTTCAGTTGTACGCTTCTTTGCTGCGGGCTTTTTCGCTGCTGACGTAGCTTTTTCACCCGAAGCCTTCGGCGCTTCTTGCGTAATCTTGACGTAACCGATCGATTGCAATTGCAAAGCGCTCTGCTCGTCAACTTCGATAGTTGCGCCCTTGCCGTGACCATCGACCACGGCGTTAAGGACTTCAACTTTTACCAACGCCATTATACTGTGTAAACGTCAGCGTGGAAGATCAAGGATGGTTTTTCTAGTGCTGGGAAACCTGCAGCAACCGCACGTAGGATAGATTGGATTGGTTCGTCTTTATCCTTCGCTTCAAGTACGATACCTGGTTGGAAGTCGTTCTCTACCGTTGGACCAAGCAAGAATTCGCCAATGCCTTCGGAAAGCATTACGATTCTGTTAGCCGGCATGAACTCGATAACTTCGTCGTTTCCAGTGTAGATGTCTTTAACCGTTACTTTACGGTCAGTAACGACTTGAATTGGTGGCAATCCGAATCCGCTCAATACTTCGTTTAGTTCCGCTTGGCTTACACGAGTAGATCCAACTGGACGGCCTGCTTCAGTTACGATGATGCTGTTCGTTAGCAATTTCGCTTGCGATTCGCGGCTCATCAAGATAACGGAAGGAGATTGACCGTTTGTAGCTTCGTAAGTTGCTACGAATCCAAGTAAGTCAGCGATAACATCGCGATCAGCTTCGTTCCAATCAGCGCCAGCAGTCAAAGCAACTTTATGCTCGGCTGGTACACCGAAGTCTACGGAAACTTTTACGCCGTTTTTGTTATAAGCGAAGTTACCTTTCGTTAGTGCTTCCATTTTAATTACGTCGATACGGCGTTGGATTGCGTTAACAAGGTCTACACCTTTTAGCGTTAATTTATCAACCATTGCGGAGTGTTCGCCGTCGTTACGCGCTTGGTGCAATGCGAGTAATTCCTCTTCCGTAGCGATATATTTTAGACCCATTTTCGCAATTTCGCCCATTTTAGAAGCAACTGCGTCACGGTCAACAACCGGCGGCTCGGAACCGTAGCCAATCATTGCGCCGATGTATTTATTCGTTTTGATGATGTCGTATGAGAAAGTGTTAGAATACGTCGGAGCATTCGGTAAGAAACGATCTCCTAACGTTGGAACTGCGTCTTGAACTGATGCGTCAACTAGACCGCGAAGTGATGGTTTTTGGAATTCCTTTAAATGTGTGATACCTGCCATTATTGTTTCCTCCTATAATTGAGTAATTTTTAGTTTTTTAAGATTAGATATGTTTTACAAATCGGATATTCGGTACTTTACCTTTGAACGTTGCAGTAGCGCCCACCAATTTCGCATCATATACAGAACCACGAACTAGTACCTCACCGACAATTGCGTCGTAAGTAGTTGCGTCTGCATCGACGTTAATGATACCGAAGTCATCGTAGTTAGCTACGTTTGCGTCTGCGAATTTAACCCATTTTCCTGTTGCTGTTTCGCGTGCAATCGCTTGACCTACAGCAAAAGCACCTTGGCCTGCTTTAAGTGTTACGCCTGCCTCTACGAATTGAAAATGCTCGGAAGCAAGAATGTTTTTTCCGCCTTTGAATGACGTTTGGGAAGTTTGTAAGTTGTATGCCATTTCGTTATTCCTCCTAGTATTGTTTTATCGGCGAATTTTCCCCGCCGCTTTTAATCGTTCATAAATTGAACGGCCTTCTTCCGCTTGATCTTTCGGTTGTGGTTGCTGCCTTTGCGGATTATTTACGCTTGGGTCAACGCCCCCCGATTTCGGCGGAATGTCTTGCTTTAGTTCTTCAAGTGATGCTTTTAGTGCATCTTCGTCGGCGCCAACAATATATTTGCGTACGCGTTCTAATTGCTCGCCAGTGTAGCCGGCATTAACGAGCAAATTAGTTTTAAGGGATTCAAGTTTCATGTTTTCCGCTTCTTTTAGAACGGCTTCTTTCGCAGCCTTCTCTTGTTCGTAAAGCGATTTAAACTCGTTTTGCTCTTCGAGTTTCTTACGTTCCGCTTCCTCGCGTTCTTTTGCGATAGCCTCATCGGCTTTTTTACGTTCGCGTTCGATACGCTCTTTAACGATTCGGTCGATATCTGCCTGCGTAAAGCGTTTTTCCGGTTCGCCTCCGTTTGGTGGATCTGCAGGTGGGTCGGTCGGGTCGTTAGGTTCAGCGAAATATTGTAAATTTAACGGCAATAATCGTAATTTCATTTGTTACCTCCACGTTTAAAGTCCGAGTAGACTATTAGATAAAGTGCCGAAAGTTTTACGCCATTCCGTAAGGCAAATAGTTACGTAGTGGTTGATTCGTTGTATGGATCCGTAGCTGACCTTTGTTGGGCCGCTTCGTTATCGATTTCTTGTTTCTTTGCGTTAACATTCTCTACACCCAATCGGTTCATTGCGCCTGCGATTGATTCGTAACCTGCGCTAGTTTCAAGCATTAACAATTCGACTAACTCTTTTCGGTTATCAGGTAACGGTAAAACGAATCGCATTTCATTTTCGTAATCAGTACCGATAGATTTAACGACTTCTCGGTCGTAACCGAATGTTGGTCGGTCGGCGCGCGCTTGTAAATATCGCACAGTTTTTTCGTGCAATTCTTCTAAGCGAGGACCCCATGATAGCCAATGTTCTTCCGTTTCCTGAATAATCTCCTGGAACAGAACGTGCAGCGCGTCTGCGTTTAAACCCCCGAAGTTCAATTCCTGCGGAACAATTTGCGGTAGTGACGTAATTTCATGCAGCGCTGACTTAACGCGTGAATATTGATCCTTAAACGCTTCTTTCCAACGGAAGCCACCTTCGATTTTCTTAATGTCCGGAGTTGCTCCGTCTATTGCGCCTTTTGCTTCTACTGCTCCGCCCGGCTCAATACGAACCTTATCGATAGTGCCTTCCGGAACATTCAAGAACGCCGTCATGGAAAACATTTCGAATTTAAGCGAATCGATGGCATCTTCGTTCATCTTATTAAGAACGTCGGTTTGTTCTTTCATATCGTCGATTTCCGTACTATCCAGGTCCTCGCCGCTTAGGTCCGAAATTGGAAATAGCACAACCGGAATAAAATCGATTTCCATCGACTGTTTTGCGGTGATTATGCGCTGCAATTTCAGGTCGAGACTATAAACGCCCTCTTCGAGAAAACACACGCCATTTTCAAGGCTGAACGTTTGTTTCTGAATAACTTCGATGCTGTCAATCGTCTTAAACGTAACGAAATGAACTGCGATCAACTCTTCGAAGTCATCGTCAGAGTAAACCGGAATAATTTCCGTATCCGGACGAAACACCCATTTGATTTTTCCAGTATTCGGATTGAACATGATTTTGCATCCGACTCTTCCGGCGATTAACCGGTCACGAGCCGCTTGCAGTAACTTTTCGCGCATTTTGTTTTCACGCCAAATCTGATACAGCAACTTTTCGTATGCCTCAGCGCGCTTGTTTTCGGTTTCCTGCGTCGGACTTGGCGTATACTCCGGCTTAACAGAATCTATTACCTTGTCGTACTGTTTCGGCGCTACTGCGATACCGTGCTGTCCGCCCATTTGCCAACGTGCTTTGCGCTTGATGAACGATTTAAAGTAGTTCGTTGCATATCTGGTCGGGTCATAGTCGAGTGCAACCGGTCGTGTTAAATCGCCAGCCTTAACGAGTTGGCCCGTCGCCGGATCTACGTGCTGTTTACCGTCGTAATATTCGTAGTTCCGAATTTGTTGCTGCATTCGATTGACCGTTTGTTTTCCTAGCGCTTGTTGGTACGGCGAGAAAAGCAAATCGTCCATATCTGGCGCAGACATTAAATTGTAATCCGCTAATACATTGAACGGCATTTAAGCGCCTCCTTTCGTTTGTTATCGCGATCTTTTCGCTATCGAACGGACAGTGACTTGACCGCTTTTACTTGCGGAAACAGCCATTTCCATTGAGTCAGGCAAATCGTCATGCCCGCCTTGACCGTATCGCTCAAACTGTTCGAGCAGTAAAGCGTGTTTTTTATTAAAACGGATAGTTCCGTTTTCTATTTCCGGTAACATCGCCTCGATACGCATTTCTTTACGCGTTCTTTGCTTTACTTTCTTAACGCGAGTAAATGACGGGTAACCTGCCGTAGATAATTCGTTAATTAATGTGTCTACGAAGAATTCCTGCGCTGCTTGCGCCTCTGCAGCGACTACATCCGGTTCATACTCGAGCACTTTATCGACGATGACTTTAATAAACTCCGTCGGGTTAACTCGTTCACCATACGAGTCTAATACGTATATCGAGCCGTTGGCTTTGTGCTTTGCGATAATAGTAATTGCGGAATAATCTCCGCGTTCTTTACCCATCGCGAAATCGACACCCATCGAGATGTCATACGTAAGATGATCGAAATCCGTAATTCCGCCTTCGTAGTACGTAAATGTCTCCGGATTGAATATCATCGACTCTTCATCGACCGGATTGTTCATATACTCGGTGTTAAACGCTTTACTTCCGTTGTCCCATTTCCACGTCATTAGCTTCCATAACGGCTGCACTTCCGGCCATAATACTTTGCTCCCCCGAAGCATTTCCGCTTCATTTTCTGCGTAAAAAGCCTGTGCGTCTGCAAGTCGGTTAGGGTTTTCGCGGTCAACATAAATCAACCGGCATTGTTCCCAAAGGTCCATGCGTTCAGGCTGTTCGATAATTGCCCGGTAAACTTTCGACGTGAAATCCGAGCGATTATAAAGAACTTGCATTAATAATGCTTCGAAATGCACTGTCGTTCCCATATAAACGAATGCTGTCCGCTTTCCTTTCGGGTCACCTAACGGCATTACAGTTTGCGAAAACCAATCGCGCAACTTTGAACGTTGTTCGGGCGTACTTGCGTTACCACCTGGACGCGCATCTTCTAAGTCATCGCATACGATTAAGTCCGGCCGCGTTCCGTTCCAGTTACGACCACGAAGCGCTTGGCCTGTCGATGCTGCTTCGACTAATGCGACTTGTTTTCGGCTTTCTCCGTCGGGGTGCCATGCGATGAACGCTTCGGAGTTGTCGGTTATGTTTGACTGATCCTTCGGCGATAACAACGGACCAAAGTCAGCGCGCAATTTAGCGTTATACTTCAACTGATTACGAATCCATTCCATATTCGCCTTAGATACTGCTGGCGTTTCCGAAATGATAATCGTATATTTGCGTTTTCGGTAAAGTATTTCGTGTACCGGAAAGGCCTTCGAAAGGTAGGTCGACTTAGCATGTGAACGAGGCGCCGCCGCCGCTATCTTTGCGTTAACATGCTCGGTTGAAACAACGTTCATGATCTCGGATATTTCACGGTGGAAACTTGGCGCTTCACTTACATCGGTAATATCAAAACCGTCCCAGTTACCGTCGTTCTCCGCATTCCTTGCGTCGGAAAAGTATTCGATAGAAAATTCGAGCAGGTTTCCTTCGCAGCGTTGAATGCGTTCTAAGCGTTCTAATTCCGTAGCCTTGTCGTAATACTCGATGACTAATTCATCGGGCAAATCAGCGCCATACTTTGCGTCTAATAGCGCTAAGTACTCGCGATATATTTCGATTAGTTCCGTGCGTTCTTTTCGGTCCAACCAACGTCCGTCTTGCCACGCCATGTAATCGACCTCCTCTCCGAATATTTATTATTTGCGCGTTGACTTGCGTGGTTAATTGCGTTATTATGAATGTAACCTAAATGAACTGGAGGTAACATTCGATGATTAATACCGTTGATGCTATCAAAAATTCCCGCGATATTGCGAAGATGAAGAAATCGCTGCATGGTCGTGACCGTTTAATGTTCGTGCTTGGCGTTTCGCTCGGCTTGCGTGTGAGCGACTTACTTTCGCTAAAAATTGGCGACCTACGCAACCGAGAATACTTAACGTTAGTCGAGTCGAAAACAGAAACGACACGTAAGCGCAAAACGTACCGCCGCATTAAACTAAGCGCAACAGTTAAGCGTGAAGTTGCTACGTTAGATGGTGCCGACAGTGACTACGTGTTTAAAAGCCGCAAAGGCACGAACCAGCCGATTACTCGCCAGCAGGCTTACCGCATACTAAACGATGCAGCCGACCGTGCCGGCATTAAAATCGCTGTAGGTACGCATACACTTCGCAAGACGTTCGGCTATCAACTATACGCAAAAGGCTTCGATATTACCCGCATAATGGAGATATTCGGGCACTCTACGCCTGCCATGACGCTGAAGTATATCGGCATCACTGACGAAGAAATTGATAACGCATATGAAGCTATCGAGATTTAAACGCTCGGTGGCTTTTTTATTGCGTAAATACAAAAAGACCGTTAACATTATCGTTAACAGCCCGATCTACTTACGCTATGTACACAGAGGGTTTTAGACTCGGCCCTCCTAAACGTTCCTTTCGTCCAGCAGCCGTATGCATCCGTGTCCGCCTTCCGTGGTCTGCAACTACCCAAAGTGAAAATTTGATACGCGGATTTAAAAACCGCTTGGAGGAATTCGTTTTCGTTTGACCACCCGCCCCCGTCTTTCGTTCTGTATACCGCATTCACTCGTTCGCATATACAATGTTACCTTTGTAACTAAAGTAACGTTCGACCTTCGACTCAAACCGCATTGCATCAACGTCAACACCACTTCGGTTACACTCATCGACTCACACTACGTTTATGCATCGCTTGAACACGCAATACAACAGCGTTTGGCAATCGTTGGTAATCGGTGTTGAGTGCATACGATACTGCATAAACGGTGGTGCTATTTCGAAAGTGTTCGAGGGGTCACGCGTCAGAAGCTCACGGCTGGTAGAATATCGGCAGCCAGTTCGGCATAGTCTGATACCCTTACGCAATATCTACCGAGTTTCTTCTTATTAATATATTACGCAATATTCCTATTCGGACTGACCTCGATTTCTCATACGCTCAATTGCCGCTTTCATTTCGTCAATATCAGCAGAACCACCGTTCTTATTATCGACTTCTACTTTCTCCGTCAACATTCCGTGCATCTGTACGATAGTTCTAAACGCCGCTGCATTGCCGGTCTCTATTACGTTGTCTAACATTGCGTTAAACATTTCGGGCAATCTATCCGTTGTCTTTCGTACAATTTCCGCTTTTAGTTCAGCGTTAAAATAGTCGAGCTTCTTCCATTCGAATAACGTTGATTTGGCTACGCCTACTTCTTTCGCTATTTCTTCATACGTCATATTACCGCGATTAGGTAGCGATAGAAATTCGATTGCTGCGATTTGCTTTTCGTTTAGTTGTTTCGCCATAAGTACGTTACTCCTTTCGTTTATAATAAGTGCAAAACCTTGCGCCCAACTTCGTTGAACGCTACCAGTCTTTT